CTTTTTTTCTTTTTCAGAGCCCATTTTTCACCGCCCTATCTGCAACTCGAATCCATTTGTCAAGGTTCTCAGCCTTTGAAGCCTCGAACCAGTGTGATTGTGCCTGCGCGTGTCCGGAGGTCGTAAACACAAGATTTTTGTCTGTCAGAACCTTCGTCCCGCCCTTCGGTGCGTATGTGCTGCCCGTCTCCGGGTCAACCATGACTTTCCCGTAATACAGAAACCGTGCATACGGCCCCGGATAGATGATCGCATTACCGTCCACCATTGTTCTCTGGTCAAGAGAGCCCGTCAGGAACGGCACATACGGGCTTGTGTCCTTTACTACCTGTAATGCCACAATGTGTTCGGCTTTTGTGCAAGCCCGTGCTATAGACTCCTGAAGCTCGTCAAAGCCGTCGGTTTTCACACTGAATTTCAGCATCACGTGCCTCCGACCTGCCAATGCCGCATGGAAGGACTGCCGAAGTCCTTCATGTCCACCTTTGTCACTTTGTACACATCGTCGTAAAGCATCTCAATCTGTTCTTCCGTCTTGTCCGGTTCGACTACTTCACCCTTCGCAAAGAAGGTCGTGCCGCCGTTACCGTCCGTGGAGAGCGTCCAGATTTTGCTTTTATCGGTTGCACGCCAGAACTCCTGTGGTCCGGCATAGCGCTTCTCCGCTCCTGTCACGCCGTCTACGGCTGGCGAGGAAAACGGAATGTACAGGTTTACCGCATCTGCACCTTCAAGCCCGCTCGCGCGGACGTTGGCAGCTTTCGATGCTTGGAGCATTACGCCGCGAATTACTGTGATATAGCGCTTCTGCGTGTCCTTGAAATCCTGGTCTTGCTCCTGCGTGACGTTATAAATGGTTACAGTGTGTGGGGCGTACATGCAAAACACCTGCCTCTGTAAAGCAGCCCGGTATGGGCTAGATATTCACGTGCTACGCTTGCAAGGGCGTTCTTCGCCTCGGAGGCCGCTTTCAATGCAGCTACGGAAGAATCGCCGCCGCTGCGAAGCGTCCGGGAATAGCCGCCTACAGTCTCGCTCTGCAATTCTCCTTCGTCAGATGCAAGCCCGGCGGACACATTCTTTCTGGCAAGCTCCTGTGCCGTGTCGATCAGCATATACTGGTCGACTAAGGCACAGCAGCACATTTTTACAGCATCCAGCTCTGCAAAATCCTTTGCTCGGTTTTGCGTGTAGTAGTCAAGGAAGGAACTGGCGCGTGTCGCCAATCTGCAAAAGCTGTCAGCGTCTACCGTTCCCTTGTAGATATCGCAGTAGTACTCATAATCGGCGTATATCATTGCGCCAGCTCCTTTCAGTTACGAACCTACCGTCACAGTGGCCGTTCCGGTCTTCGTGCTGTCCTGCTTGGACTTTGCGGTAACGGTAATGCTCGTAGATGTCTCATTGGAAGCGACCGTCAGGATACCGTTTTCCGAAATGGAAGACTTCGCGCCGTTCTGGCTTCACTCGACATCGCTGCTCACAATACCTTCACCTGTGACGGAAGCGGAGAACGCCTTGCTCGCTCCCTTCTTCACGGTTGCAGTAGCAGGGGATACAGCCACCGTAGATACTGTGCCAGCCTTTCCATAAACAGAGAACGGGAACGGGTTGGCAATGTCAACGTTGTACGCGTTGACCGGGTTTGCGATTTCCCAACCGAGACGCATGACCGCACGGAGAGCGACCATATCGTTCTGCATGAGGTTGTAGGTGATAGCCTTCGTGCTCGGGTCCTGAATGACACCCTCGGTGAAGATCTTAAAGGTCATGTCCTGACGGATGGCGTATACCAGCTGCGTCCAGTCACCGACGATCATCTGTGCTTGTGCCGGGTCAAATGCGCCGTTCATCGGGAAGTACATATCCATACCATCCAAACCATAGCGCGTTGCACCCTGCATATCGGACTTGAAGATGGGCTGCCCGGTCGTGTCCTTCAGCCCGCGCAGCTTGCCGCGCATCTGGATAGCGGACATAACGCCGTTCGGATTGAAGCCGTCAAGCTCGACCCTCGCGATCAGGCCGTTCTCGCCCATGATGTCGTCAAAGACGCTTGTGCCGACGGGTACGCCGTTACCGGCAGCGATGGCCGAAGGAACAACGCCAGTGCGCCAAGTGCTCGGCTTGTTCGTGCCGAACAAGATTGCCGCGTCAATGACCTTGCCGAAAGCCTCGGTCAGACGGGGCTTGACCTCGCCCCAAATGTCATAATCCGCATCATCGAGAGCAGCCTCGGGAATGGGGACGATAACCGCGATTTCCTCGGCATACAGCTTCTTCTTGTCCCACGCCATCTTCGTGGTCTGCTTGAAAGCCTCACCGGCTCCGGTATCGGTTGCTTCGCCGTTGACGAAGTACGCAGAGGGAAGCGCGTCGAGGACGTTGATGGTCTGCGTCTTGCTGGACATATTCGCAAGTCTCTTACCCATGCGAAGGACTGCGGATTCTGCGATAGCGCCCTGCATGATCTCGCGGGTTACGGGTTCCGGGATAAGGCCGGAAAGTGCGGAACGATCAATACTTGCCATGTTGTAATCTCCTTTTCGTTACTTGAGTGCGCCGCGGATCAGATTGTTCATCGCGGCATTGGTATCTGTTTTCTTCTCGCCGCCGCCAACAGCGGCAGACCAGTCGATTTTTACGCCGTCTTGGAACGCGGATGGATCGGCTCTGACTTGAGCCTTGTGCCATTCGTCAAACCCATCAAGCGCACCGTCTTTGATTTCAAGGTGTTTTGCTTTTAGGTCTGCCAAATATGCCTTTTCAGCAGCTTTAGAGCTGAACTTCACGCCCTTTTCAGCAAGCGTCTTGCGGATCACATCTGCGTAGTCATAATCGGCGATCTTGGACTTGTAGCCCTCGATCTCCTTTTTGAGCGCTTCCGTTTCCGCGCTGCCGTTCGCTGCAAACTGCTTGTTCTTCTCCGCTTCCGCGTCCAGCTTGCTCTGAACAGTCGAAAGTGCCTTTGTGATTCGCCTGTCGAACTCCGCCTTGTAAGTGGGGTCAGCCAGTATTTCATCAAAAGTCATAATTTCGTCTTTCATTTTTTGTAAATCCTTTCTATTCCCACAGCGTCATTCCCCGCTGCGTTTTTCATTTTCCGCGATATGCGATACGTTCCAGCCTTTCGTATCTGTCGTACTCGCTATCTGTCATATCTGACCAAATACGGTCGCCATATTTACGCTCCATTTCAGCTTTAAAAGAGCGGTATTCTTTTACCTGTGTCGCCGTACCTGCGTAAGTCGATGAACTTGCGCTAGGGCTATCCGATGTTTTAGCTGAAGAAATTTTGGAGTCTTCAGATTTTACCTTTTCTGTAATTTTGAGAGCTCCATTTTCCACTTTCATCTTTGCAAGGACTCGCGCGTCCTTCATAATGAATTCCCCGGGGTCGTATCCGTCTTCGCCCTCATCAGCTCCGAGCAAATACATGACGCGTCCTTCGTATCCACCGTACTGCATCACCTGTGACGTCCGGTCAATACGAATCGTTGACACGCCATCAAGGTCTTCCGGCTCCGTGCCCGCATCGTCAAAATCACCGCCAAAATTTTGTGACGTGTGTTTCATTGTTTCACCGATATTTTCCGTATCTTCTTCCTGCACACGTAAACCGAAATACATAAAATCTTGTTCGCTGCAGATTTCTTCTGTAAGCTTTTTTGCAGTTGAGAAATCCGATCTGTTAAAGAGTTTGGTTTTGTCCTCCCCAAACTTTCCGCTTTCGCGCATTGCATCTGTCAGGCTCTGGCCATCTTTGATAAAAACTCGCCGCCCACTGATAGTGCGCCAAACGCCACCTTCATCCGCCATGTTTTCCACCTCCAAACTCAAATTTCAGCCGTTTGCGCTGAATCGTCTGTGCAATAATGCTTCCGTCCTTGTCTCGCAGCAGCTCCACCCGGAAGCCAGACGCAAGCTCCCGCTCGATGGCTTGCTTTAGATTTTCGTCAATCATACAATACTTTCGTCCTTTCTCTCTGCTCCGGTAACCCTGCAGCCTCGCTGAAAGACTTATACTTGGCGTTCAGGCGGCGAAGCTTGATGTTTGCTGCGGTTGCGTCGTTCTCTAAGCCCGCTGCTTTATAAGCATTTTTCAGCTTCTTTTGAGCTCGAATCTGCCGCTCCATGCGTCGCTGCATCTGCGTAGCCTCGTAGGCAGTGTATTGCTTCCCATCGAACTCACAGCCGAGCCCATCGTCGATATGCTCGAGCTGTTCGTCTGTGTAAGTTCGCTCCGAAACTCCTGGAACAAACGGGTATTTGTGATGCCTACAGTTTGCGCCTGTCAGACCGTCAACATATCCGTAACCGGTCGTTTCCACAAGGTCATCATAAAGCCCCAGCTGGTCAGGTTCGCCGCTTTCGCTCTGGTAATAGACTTTTCCTTGCCAGTCCTTGTGGCTTGACCACGGCGAAGCACCCGGCTTGTCACGCGCCCCAGAGTGCGCAGACACTTCAAAGTATCTCGTCTCTAGGTATTCTGCGCTTTGGTTCGTGTACTGGTCGCAGACCTGGTTCACGCCGGTCATGACAGCTCTCCGAACAGCAACGTCGATGTGGTCAACGTGTCCGCTTTCGTAATTCACAACTTTCAGACCGCCTGCAAGTTGCTGAACAGCAGAATTGATCGCCTGATTGTAGCTGATTGCCCCGCTCTGAATCTGCATAACAGCAGAATCCAACGCCCACTGATACGCACGAGCGGGCGGAAGCATCGTCCTGCCTTTGTCCACCAAAAATCCCATAGAAGCCGTGATGTTATGAAATTCATCAAGCGTCTGCGCTCTGATTGCTTCGATTGTCGCAGTGTTCACCAGAATATCAGGCTGTGTCAGCCCTGCCATGTCGATAACCTCTGTGTAATACTTCTGGTTTCTTGCAATAACATCGTCGAAAAGCTCCTTGAGCTTCTTCTCGCTAATTCCAGAGGTCTTGCGGATTGCTTTTTCAATCTCCTTCGTGTTGATACCATGCGAACGAAGCGCTCTGATTGCCTGAACAGTCACTTCGTTCAGCTGGTCTTTCAGCGCAAGCCTACTGCATATCTCATCGAGGAGCGTATCTTCCAATCCTCGGAACAGTTCTGTCAGATCCTCTGGGATCGCATCAAGTAGTTCTGGGGTAAATGGATACCGGCTCATCTTTCACAACCCCAAAAGTCCCAGTGTTTTCTCCAAATCCCATTACTCGGCCTCCGTTTCTTCCTCGGTTACCATGTCACGCGCCTTCGGCAGCGCCGCCTTTGCTGTCGCCTCGTCCTCGTTCATCCACTTCATGCGAAACTCCCAGTCATTCATGATTCCGGCGCTTAAAAGCTGCATATCGCGGGAGAAGTCTGTAGCTTTGTCTTCGATGATGGAATCGTCAAAGTCAATGCTAATCTCCACGTCTTCATTCAGACCGACATTCATCACAGTATTCCCCAGCTGAAGCAGGATGCGACACAGCTCCACCAGTGCTTGCTCCAGCACTATCTCATGCTTCTTAATGGTGCGGAACATGGTGGAGTTTTCGCTGATAACTTGCGTTGCTGTCGCGACGCTTCCGCCGTCGAAACGGTAATAGGTCTCGCCGAAGCCGCACTTACTGGACAGTACGTTCAGTTGGTCTTGAAGTCCTACATTCAGTTGCTCGGTTCTCAGCGTCGGAGAAATTGTCTCTACAACATTCCCTTGCTGCGTATCCTCCGGAAGCAGATAGAAACGCCGGTCATTGTCATCAAGCGTCGGTTCATCGTCTTCCCACCTTGTAGCGGGCATTTTTACCATCATCATCATTGGGCCGTTTTCGAACTCGTTGACGTAGCAGTCATAGGCACAGTCAACGCCGCGCAGAACGTCGATTGCATTTGCATACACAGGGATACCAACCGGAAGCAGGTAGTCAAGATTGTTTGCGATGTTCGGTCTGTCGATGACGAACTGCCTCTTGTCGCTTCCCGTATGTACCACAGGGGGTATTCGCTCAAAGCCCGGAACATCGGTAAGCAGTGCGTCGGCAAGCGTTTCGTTTTCGTATCGGTAAATGCTGTTCTCGATGACGTAAAGTCCTTTTTCGTCTTTCCGGTGAATCTGCAAATACAGATAGTTTTTTCCAGCCCGTGTGACAACGCTGTCAAAAGCACACTCTGAAATAAAGCCATTCTGCCAAGCCAGCGGAAAAATGTGCTCAATAGTCACATAGTCAAGAGCGATACCGGAAACATCGCCCGGAACGGTCTCTCCGCTCTCGTTGACCGCTTGGCCGACCACACGAGGGATATACGCTACAGTTCCGAGCGCGGATTTCATTTCCTGCATTTCGCTTGCCTTGACCGTGAAGTTGTTCGCCGTCAGGACGCTATCAACGAACGCCTGTTCTTTCTGCCCCTCAAGTGTTATCTGGACTTTCTCATTCATCAAAAGGTTCGCCCAGTCCTCACAAACCTTTTTCGCCATGCCGAGGCTTGCACGATTGCACTTTGTCCACTTATGTCCGTTATATCTCCGGTACTGATGGAACCCCTTGACTTTGCCGACGTACCACGACTTCCAAAGGGACACGTATGTATAGAATTCCTCTGGGATTGTCGTATACCCGAGTTCCTTTAATTTATCGATAACCGTCATGCAATAACTCCCATTCTACGGCTCACAGGCTCTAAGGCGTACCGCGTCGCGTCAATCAGATGATTGTTCGCGTCCGGGTATCCGCTGATAATATCGCCGTCTTTGTTTCTTTCATATTCGTAGCCCACGAACTCATCGTAGGCATGTGGCGTTCGTTTTCTATCAATGACAATCGTTCTTCTCTGCAAGAACTTCATGCCGTATTCGACCGAGCCGGGTCCCTTGACCGCCTCATACGCAGGCAATCCCATTGCCCGTAGGTCAGCCACGCTCTTTGGCTCCGCGCTGTCACAGATGACGCGCACATTGCCATATCTGCGCTGTTTGATTATCGTCGCGCTCTGCTCGTTCGAAAGCTTATTTTGGTATATCTCGTCAAGCAGGTAAATTGTTTCCCTTGCCTTGTCGTAATGCAGCCGGATAAATGCAAAGGGGTCTGGGAACCATCCGAAATCCACGCCCTGATAGATTTTATCGAATCTGGAAACTTCTTCGTCCGTGATCTCCCGAAATTCGAGCCTGTCAAACACATTGCCGCCGGTACCGACCGGGATGCCGAGGTATTCATGCTGATACGCCCGCTCGTCAGTGGCTTTCAGGTGTTCAGCTTCGTCAATAAACTGCTGCCCCAGCCACTCTGGCGGCGCTTGCAGATATGTTGACTTGTGGCACAGCCTGTCCGAGCGTTCTTCCAAGCTGTCTTTGTTTGCCCAGTTGTCCCGGCTGATCGGCGGATTATAGCTTTCAAAATTCCAGAATTTAGAGCCGCCGCGCATTGTCGACTGCAAAATCGTTCGTATTTCGGCACGACCGGCAAACTGGTCTTTCTCCTCAAAGTGCGTAACAGCGATATAACCAAACGGTACCTTAATGGACTTGATTTTCATTGGGTCGTCCGCACCCCGGAACATGATCTTCTGGCCGGTAGGCTTGTATATCAGTTCCATCGGGGAAACCTTTGCTTCCCAATATGCCGCCATGCCAAGCTCACCGATTGCCCATATGTACTGTGCATAAACGCTATCGCGTATGGTATTCGCAACCTTTCGCAGCACAAGCGCGTGTGTGTTTGGGTTGTTTATCAGCAGCAGGGGAACGAGTACAGACACAGTGGAGGACTTCAACGACCCACGCCCGCCACTAAAATCGTAGTGCGTGTGACCATGCTTGAAAACATCGCGTGCAACTTCGTAAAACGCAGAGCCGATTTTTTCAGATAGGCGGATGTCAGACATCAAGTATCACCTTGACGCACTCTGTATTGATGTTTTGCTCCACAACGTCTTTCTGATCGAGGTACTGTTTCCCGAGCCAGATAGCCATAGACGCATTCTTTTCAGCAAGCCTCCATTGCATTCTTCGCAGTGATATTTTCCCTTTACCCCTCTTTTTTGCGAATACTTCGGAGAAATGCTCCCCATAAGTTCTCTTACACCATCCGTCTAAGGTTTTATCGCTTACATCAAGCGCGTCGCAGATTTCCAGAAGGGTACATTGAAGCCCGCACAGTGCCTCGAACTGCTTCTGATCTATTTCCTTTTTTGGTCGTGCCATACGCGCCCTCCTTTCTCCTCTGGCGTTTGATAAACTTTTCCATGTCCCGCTTCAAATACGGGCTCGTTGTTTTGTCAATAATTCCCTGTGCTTCTTCAACCGTCACTCAGAAGCACCGCCTTTTCTCCTGTGAACTTCTCCCAACGATCAATGATTACATCGGCATACTTTGGGTCAAACTCCATGCAATACGCATGTCTCCCGTTCTGCTCCGCTGCCATGATCGTTGTACCAGAGCCAGCGAACAGGTCAAGCACATTCTCTCCCGGCTTGCTGGAACACTGCATCTGGTAATCAAACAGCTTAATCGGCTTCATGGTCGGATGCTCCGCAGACTTTACCGGCTTATCAAAATTAAGCACCGTTGTCTGCTTTCGGTTTTTGAAGAAGTAATGCTTCTTGCCTTCCGTCCATCCGTAAAGGCACGGTTCATGCCCTTCCTCTTCGATTTCGCTCTCGCCATAGAGGCAAGGTTCATGCTTCCACTGGAAATCCTGTCTCCCCATCACAAGGGAGTTCTTCACCCAAATCAGGCACTGCCGGACACGCAGCATCGCATCTCTGCACGCCCCACGGAAGTTATACCCTTCTCTATCGGCGTGCCAAATGTAGAACGGTGTGCCCGGTTTCATGACCATTGCTGCATTGGAAAATGCATCCGTCAAAAAGCGCCTGAATGCTGTATCTTCCATGTTGTCGTTTTTGATTTTACCGGCGGTGCCCTGATAGTCCACATTGTACGGCGGGTCCGTGAGAAGCAAGTCCATCTGTGCCCCCCCCTACGAGCTTCTGTACGTCTGTCAAAGACGTGCTATCCCCGCACATAAGGCGATGATCTCCAAGCTGATATACATCGCCAAGTCTGCTCTTAGGCTCTGCCGGAAGAACAGGGTCATAATCATCCTCCACAACGGAATCGTTCAGCTCGTCGCGAAGTCCCCAGTCAAAGTCAAAAGCCGACAGGTCAAGCCCCGGCAGTTCGACCGACAGCAGGTCAAAGTCCCAGTCGCTCTCGTTGCTCTTGTTATCCACCAGCCGCAGGGCGTTCACCTGCTCCGGTGTCAGATCGTCCACACAGACGCACGGCACTTCTTCCATTCCCAGCTTCTTTGCCGCCAGAGCGCGGCAATGACCGATTACAATCACACCGTCCCGGTCAACTACAATCGGCTGCACAAAGCCGTACTGCTTGATGCTCTCAGCAACGTTGTTGATCTGCCGTTTATCGTGTTTCTTTGCATTCTTCCCATAGGGCGTAATGCTATCTAATTTCAAGCTTTTTACTTCCATCTCGTCCCTCCTTATTCACCCTTCCAATTTTCCTTTTCACGCTCCACCGGATTGCGGTTTCCGGTGGAGCTAAGAAAAAGGAGGTTCCGCAGTACGCTGCGTAGCCGTAAGAAGGATGAAAGCGCAGAGGATATACCTCTACGCTCTCAACGATACACTATGTTTAAGGCTCTCTTACGCAAACTTTTGAATATAAACCACGTTTTTCTGCCACCAAGTAGATAAACTGCCTATGCCATTCCTGAGCTGTACGCTCCGAAACATATACCACCATAGCAGCGCCCTGTAAGGTGTGTGTGCGCTTCCAAAGGACCAAGTCTATGAGTCGGAGGCGTTCCGACCCGTCGATAAGCTGTTTTGTTTCCTCAATTGCAGCTTCGACAGCAGAGATTTCATCCCGCGTCATAAGTGTACCGCTTTTGTAACTTCGTATCATCCACTTCGCATACCCCCACCATCCATAGCGCGGTTTGCTCACCGTATCAGCCTCCTCGTTTCATTTTCTCGTCTACGACATCCTTCAAGCACGCACACAAAAACGCCCCGTTTGTCATCACGTGCCAAATAGACGGCAGCCCGGATTCTTCGTCAATGTGCGTCGGGTCATCCCAGATTGCGAGGACGTGCCTTAAAAGCGCTTCGTGCCATCTCTCCGGCTCAATGCTGCGCCAGTCCTCTGCGTCTTTGTACTTCGCCAAGCCATATTCCCGCGTCGCCATGATCGCCTCTATCGCCTCCACGGGGACGGTGGACGGTCTGGGCTTTCCGCCGTCAAACTTCGCGCCCTTCAACTGCTCCATGCGCTTCCTCCTTTCATTCCTTCACCCACCAATCTTTGATTGTATCGTTCCGTTCGAAAAACGGCTGAAAGAACGGGCCGCAGAGCTTCTTAAGGCTCGAGTCCAGCCGGTGAATTGCATCGTCGGATTCCTTCTTGCCCAGCCATGCCACGCCGTATTCTGCGTCCAGCTGCTCCATTTTGTCCAGAAGTTCCTTTGCCTTCGCTGGGCTTTTGAGCATGCCCAGTTCATGCGCCGCCACAAAGAAAAGGTCCACCACCTTCTGCTTTCCGGCTTCCATACCGGCGGCAAAATAAGCCTTGTTGCTTCTGCGAATACGCTTTGCCAGATCGTTCATTGTACTCATAGCTGTATCCCCCTTATGTACTTATCAAAATACGTCACAGCCACCGCCATAGCCGCCCACATGTCCGCCGAGAAGCCGTAAAAGAAACCGGGGGTCTTCTTTGTTCCCTTGCCGTAGTTCGGCTGACCGGGCGCGTAGCGGTCGACAAGGGCTTGTCGGATGTTCGCATCCTTCGCAGACGCTCTGCCGCAAAGGTAGAGCTTTTCCTCCCGACGGAAGATCTTCTGCGGCGGATGACTCACGCCGTATAACGTCGCAAATTCCCAGAACCGGCCAATCCAGAAGCAGGTGTCGAACACTTCCTGCCCGACCGGCATACCCATACCCGCCACCATTTCGATTGCCAGATGGTCATACGTGCTGAAAAAAACGCTGTACATCTCCTCGTTCGGAACTTTACCAACGTCCAGCACCTTCCGGATTTCCTTCCCGTCGTGCTCCACCAGCACATACCCGGATTGAATGTTGCCGGGGTCAATCGCAAGAATTGTTCCCACCTTGCAGCCTCCTTCCGGTCTCGCACGGCTTCATCTCGTCGCAATCACCGTATTTCGTGCAATGCGGCTCGAGCAGCCCTTCAAACTCCGGGCAATGATTGACTACCAACCAGCGCATCATTAAGACAACTTCCCGCGCGTCCTGCCGCGCTGCGTTCCGGTCGTATTCGTCCTGCCGGTCATTCCGCTGTGACCGGATAAACGGCTGTGCGTGGACGTGGCGGGCTAAATGGGTGCTTACCCAGTACGGCACGCCCTCAAGATAAAACGCAAACTGTAACGTCCGAATGGGGCTATGCCGCGCCCGGAGGATGGCGTGTTTCCACTCCATATCCGGTGCTGTTTTCATCTCTTTTCCGATGGTGACTAAAGCGCACTGTTTTGCAAGCGCCCAGTCCTCATCGGTGGGATATTTCAAAAGTGTAATGTTCATTCTTCCCTCCGTTCTCCGTAGCTGCAAAAATCGTCCGGTTCTACGCAAACCGCCTCGCCGGAATACCCGCGCTCATTCTCCGTTGGCTCTGTGTGCAGATAGCACAGCCCGTTCGGATGGTTTCTGTAGTATTTGCAGCCCTTGCAGCGCACCACCGGCACAGCGTCAGCTGCGGGCGCGTTTTTGAGCAGAGAAATGACTTTCCGAAATAAGAATTCCGCTTCTCTCGTATACAAAGTCCCGGCGTTCCGCTTGATCGCATCGATTGCGCCGGAACGTAGGATGTATTTATCACTCATTTGTGTCCTCCATCATCGCGCCGCAGCCCGCTCATTCTGTAGCGCCCCAACTGCAAAAATTGTCCGGCTCGACTGCAGGAGAGTTGAGAAAGGACGTGCGGGAAAAGCACCTTCCGTCGATCCTGTAAATGCAGGCCCTGCACCGCACCACCTCCGCAACGTCGGCGGCGGGCATTTCCCGAATTTCGGCATATGCGCGTTCCAACCGTGTTAGTGCCGTCATGCTTCCACCGCGTTCTGCTTTCCGTAACGCAAATAGCGCATCATCGCGCCGGATATAATCAGCCATCATTTACCCTCCTGTTCCATGACTCGACCGCTTCAAACCGGAATCCGTATTCACTCCCCGTCTGCGAAATATGGCATTTGGGGCAGGAACACAAATACCAATCTATGAATCTGTTATGGTGTTTGGTTACGACAGCTTCCCCGCCGCAGAACGGGCACGGTTTCAGTTCATCCATCCTTCTTGCCCTCCATTTCCTGCAAAGCCTTCTCGGCTTCTTCGCGGCTCAAAAATACGGTCTTGCCGATGTCCTCTGCGCAGATTTCCATGCCGTAACCAGCGTACTTAATCGTGCCGTCTTCGTAGACGTGTAGACCTTCAAAGCGAGACTGCGCCAGAATGCCGCTTACCTTCTCCCAGTAAATCGCATCCGGTGCGCACGGCAGAATCAGGACGCGCCCTTCAACATCCGCTTTCATCAGCTCCACCATTCGCGAGATGGAGTAATCACAGCCGGAAAGCGTTTCTTCTATCTCCCGTGCCTCGGCGCACGCCTGCGGTGATAATCTCGAATCTTCATATGCTTTGAGCCTTTCCCATACCTCCTTCTGCGTGCAACTTCCGTCATACGGGCAAGGCAGCTCGCGACATTGCGCAATGTCGCAGAAGCTTCCTTCAAACGTTATTCGTTCCATCGGCATCCTCCTTGTCTTCGAATTGCTTCAAATGTTCGCGCAGCTCCGCGCATACCCATGCTGCCTGATAGAGCAGAGCCAAAACGTGCTCGAACGATTCAACATCTTCCCAGAGCCATTCGGCCATCATCATCGAGAAGGAATCATCCGAGATATCCAAGTCCACATACGGGCAGTTCCATCTGGTCAGATCCCGTGACAGGTCGAACAGGCTGATGTCTGCGCCGTTCTTCCCGTATCCGCGCACCCATACCTCTTTGTCCTTGACGTAAAACAGGTTCAGCGCCATTTCAATATTGTTTTTCGGGGTATCCGTTGTAAGTCTCATTTTTCGTCCTCCTCGATTTTTGGTATATGTGCAAGCGTCTTGAGCGCCGCAGTCTTTGCGTTGTTTGCTTTGGCGAGTGCTCTGGTGCCGCATACTGGGCATTCGATAAGAAATAGCCTTTCTTCGCAGTAGTACGCACGAAGTGGCTTTCCGCAGTTCGCGCAGGCTATTCCTGCATCCCTCGAAAGAAAATCCGTACCGTCACCATTTGCGTCAAAGACGCAGTGGCAAAGGTGGTCAAAGTTCGATGCACCTTTCATCATTTCACCTCCGGCGCTTCCGGCAGCGGCATCCAGTGGGTAACTGCGCAGTCTACCGGATTGTTGTACACATCGTCCGGATTAAACTGTCTGTTCTCCCACCAACCCTCCGGGATGTAGTAATCATCCGCCTCCTCGTCGTACAGGCCATAGCAGTCGATGTCGCTCCAATTCCACGCACTGTCCTGCGTCAGCATCTTCCCGTCCTCGTAGATAGCCGGTATCACGAAAATGTATCCGTTTCGATTGCAAACTGCCAAAACATCTGTCTCGGGTTCCGGCATCCGCTCCGTCACCGGAATCCGCCGCTGCTTCTCCCGCAGCGCTGCGTTCTCGGCGGTCAGGCGCTCAATCAGGTCGGCGGCGCTCTTATACATCACGTTCACGCATCTTTTATTTCTCACTACCGGGCATCGAGTGCACTGTACCCCTGATTCGCAGCACCGCAGCGCCTGTATAATTTCCTTGTCTGTCATGTCGTCTCCTTCCAAAATTCGTTGAACTTTTTCCCAGTGATAATTGGGCGGCACCATTCGCGCTGGAATCTCCGCCACTCAGAATCGTACTTTCCATCCTCTCCGCGAAATAACATGGCATACGGCACGAATCCAGCACGCATGGTCTGCGCCAAGCGCTTTTCAGCGTCCTCAAAACTGTCTCCGCCGTATCCGCACAGCACATAGCAGCACATTGTATGGCTTACCGGGCGAAATCCTGCCGACCGCAGCTTCTTGCCCATCTCGATCAGCGGTTCCAGATCGTCACGAGTGTCATATGCCGTGTAGAGCCGCGCCGGTTTTACCTCATGTAAAATGTCCGCTTGCCATTGCTGCAATAGTGCCGGTTCTAAGCCTCCCGTAAAAATTGCCCTGTGTTTCTGCCTCTTAAGCATGTCACAAACTGCCCGAAAATGCGTTTCTGACGTTCCAAGAATGTTGTCGTCAAGGATATTCCAGCCGTCCACGATCGGAAGCTCCCGAATTACGCCATGCGCGCAACGCGGTACGGAACAAAACCAGCAGTCCTTTGTGCATCCCCGCGAGGTAAAAATCAAACCGTCACGCAGGTAAAGCCCCGGTGTGAAGCCTCCCATGCGATCATCGAATGCCGGACCGCCGACTTCTACCGGTACGCCGAGAATCTGCCATGCGTAATATAAGTCCTCGGCTTTTTCGAGATCCCATGTAAACGTGACGGAGATATGTACTGACGTCACGCCTGCTTTGATGCAGTCCGAGATGTTCTCAATCGTCGGCTCACTGAAGAACGCCAGCGCATCAGTCGGCGAAGCGTTAGTTTTGCGCGGGAATACGCGGGCAATCACCGTCTGCTCTAAATCGCTCACGTCACATTTCCCCTCCTATTTTCCGTTTCCTTCTTGCTGCTCTCCGGCAGTTTCTCGCCCCGCCATCCGTCTTTTGCAGCATTTCAAGCGCGTCGGAAAGCTTGATGTACTTAACTTTTGCCATCGCTGTCCTCCCCGTACCTTTCTTTGATCGCCGCTTTTGCCTCTTCCTCCGTCTTGAATACGGAACCCGCTCTGTTACGGTCATCGCGACCGTCAACTTCCAACGTTTCCGTACTCCATATATTCATGCGGTTGCTAGAATCGAAGCTGAGCAACATCCTGACATTCGTGATTTTTGACTTTTTTGGGAAATACGTTGATTTTGAAACGGTTCCGTAGCCTCTGCATACAGGGCATGTGATTTCCATTGTTTCCCCGCCAATGACAGCAGACACTTTCTCGCTTCCGCCGCACTTCTCGCAAGTATGCCGTTCGTATTCCGCACCGATCACCCAGCACTCATCGCCGGGGCAGAAGTCCTTTGTCAGATGGTTGACGATTGCCTTGACCTGCCTTGCAGGAACCTCGTTCGTTTCGACATAGACCTTCTGCTCACGAAGCTGCTTGATTTCTTTTTCCAGCTCCGTTTTCTCAAAATTAAGGCTGGATATCTCTGCTATGAGCTTATTGGCCTTCGTACTTGCCTCGTTGGCATCGTCCATAAGCTGCTTGACTTCCTCGGTCAGCTCATTCCAGAGTTCCGCCTTTGCGTCCTTAATGATCTGCTCCGCCTTTGACGGCTCCGAGAACATATCATCGTATTCCTCAAAATAACTCATGTTTTTGCTTTCATCCTTTCTGCATCGGCGCGAAGCGCCCGCGTAAAATTGTTATCCACGAAAATTCCGTTGTGTGACGGCGTATGATCCAGCGCCCGCCTTGCAGACTTCCTGCGATTCCTCGCAGGCAACGAGAACTTTCATCGCAAATGCTCCCTCCCCCTTCTTTTTGCTCTTGCCGCCCTCCGGCAGTTTCTCGCCCCGCCATCGGTCATTTGGCTTATGTCGATGATCTCGGCGCGCTTGTCGTAGCCCGCGTTCCGTTCAGCCTCATAGGCAAGCCACGGCTCGCAGGTAGCGCCACATCCCGGCCCTCGATGTGGGCAATCCCTGCCGCATGGTCCGGCGTATTTTTGCCTGATCATGTCTTCCTCCTGAACTGCACCGTCACTTCCGCCTCCCAGCACTCCGGCGCGCGGATGACGATCTTCTTGTCTCTGCCTTCTTCCGGGTCGCGGACGACGATCCAAGTATTCATGCCCCATCCTCCATCATCCGCTGAATCGCCGCCCTCTGGAAATCAGACAGCTCGTCTCCGTGATGCTGCACGTTGTAGCCCGGCTTCTTCCCCGGCTGTGACGGCGTGCCCTTCTCGTGTTCTTTCGATTCCCACGTCAAAAACTTCTGTTTCCAGTTCCGTACGGGGTCACCCTTCCCGTCGACCCAATTTCCGGCAGAATAATAGTCGAAAAATTTCTGTGCCAAATTCGGAACTCCACGCTCCTTCGCGTATGCGGAAACATCTTCCAACGTAGGTTGTATAAATTTCTTACGTTTCTTCTCAGAAATAGAACTACTCTCTTTTCTATTTCCATTTCCATTTCCTAAAGGTAATACCGTGGTATTACCGCAAGCACTACCATCAGCCATACCAGAGTTATCATTTTCTTTGTTCCAACGCTTGCTGATGTTCTCCCTTTGACGCTGGCAATGTTTGTCTCTTTTTTCGATTTCAAGCTCCATCCGGCGATTGAAGTACTTGCCGTCCTCATCCTTCTGAAACTTGCTCATAACCTCGTCTGACGGCTTTTTGACAGCCCGTATGATTTCCTGCATCGTCATATGCCCGCGCTCTCTTTGGAGGCACAGGAGCGTGATATACTGCCCACGCTCCCGCATATCCATCAAGGCGCAGCCGGATAGGAAATCCGACGTGTAAAACAAGACGGCAGGGTCTTTGTTGTTTGCCATCCCGCCACCGCCTTAGAGCGGCAGCTGATCGCCGTCATCCTCGTCCATCATCGTAAACCCGCCGGGGTTTGCCGGGTCCTTCGGCTCCGAAGATTTCTTCCCTTCTCCGAAGTAAACACGGTTTGCCACGATCTCAGCAGACCGGCGCTTGTTTCCGTCCTTGTCCTTCCAGTCGCGCAGCTGCAATCTGCCGTCCACGACGGCCATGCTGCCCTTGAAGAAGTATCCGCTTACAAAATCAGCTGTTCCCTTCCACGCAACGCAGTCGATAAAGTCCGTCTCTTTCTCTCCGCCCTTCGGCGTAAGATCGCGGTCAACCGCCAGCGTGAAGGATGCAGCGGACGTTCCGCCCTGCGTCTTTCTCAGTTCCGGGTCGCGCGTGAGCCTGCCCATAATAACAATGTGGTTCAGCATTCGCCGTCCTCCGTATCCGCCGCATTCTCTTCCGGAGCGCCAAAAATGACTTTCAAAACATCGTCGAAACGATACGAGGGCATCTTCTTATACGATTCAGCGAGCATATCGAGCGTCAGGCACTTCTTCGCCAATTCCTCATACTTTTCCGTACTCAGTTTTACATAGGATTCCATAATTACGTTCCTTTCTTATAAATCAGTTTCGTTTCATCCCAATCGGGATATTTCATTTTGAGATACCGCCTGATATACTCTCTCATGCTTTTGCGCTTCGGTGATTGGTCAAATGCCATATGGCAGCTATCGCATAGCGTCACAATGTTCTGCGCGATTCCAAGCCCGCCCTGCGAGCGTGGGATGAAGTGGCACCACGGATTGCCGGGGCGGAGGCAGACGATGCAGCGCCCTCCGTCGCGCTCCCAGACGGCTTTCTTGACCTTCTCAGGTATCTTTGTTGCCTTCGTTTCCTTTCTCATCCTGCCTCCATTCCAGCGCCATACGCTCGAGCTCTTCCGGTGGCAGCGTCTCAATGCCCTGCTGTTTGCAATCCTCAACGACCAGATCAATGAGCCGCGCCATCTGCTTTGTGTCGTAGGTGCTCGAGCCGTAGTAGCAGATGACGTTCGTGCAGCCCGGAATTTTTGACGCCATGATCTCCGTGCAGCGCCCGAGTCCGTGCGATTCCCAGTCTTCGCGAAACCGCTTGACCGCTGCGTCCGGAATGCAGATCGTATCGGAGTTATTGCCAACATCCGGGATATAGTGCCGGTAGATTTCTTCCGGCGGCGCGCCCACCTTGACCGAAAGTTTATTGCAAAGCACCCAGAGATATCGGTTTGCATCCAGACTCCGCTTCTGGCGAAATTCCTTGATCGTGACCGTGTACTTCTTCTGCGGGTCAAATTCTCCGGCAACCATCTGGGCTTGTCCGGGCAGCTCCGGTCGTAGTTTCAGCCAGCTACCCGCCGCGTCCATGCTCCACGAAGCTTCAACGACATTCAGCTCTCTCATGCCTTACTCGCGCAGTTCCAGCAAAGGCACCGGCCAAAGCGCTTTCTCGTTTTCTCGGCTACCTGTAAAGCGGTAAACTGTGTGCCACCTTCTACGATCTGCGTGATCTCGCCTTTACAGTCCGCGCAGACAAGGCGCGGGGTGCTCAGTGTTTCAGCTTTCCCACTGTGTCCGAAGGTGTAAACCGGCTTTCCCTTCGATGCAAGCGTCAGCGTTTTGATTCGCTCCTGCTCGTCGTAGGTGATCTCCGTCACGTCAAACTGGTCAGAGCATTGCCAGCGGCCTGTCTTGTCGTTCTTCTTGAGCCTCTGGCACTTCGCCGCGTCAATCCAGATAAACGGTGCGGAGTATAGCTCCCGCCCGATACCGTGCTTAAATCCGGCTCTTTTGAACGCGTCCGAAGCTCGTCCCTTCTCGGCCTCTGTGTTGCTCTCTGTGCCTGCGTCCCACTTCCAGATCAGGTGGCCGTTTGTGTTGTAGTCCACGCCGATACCGCCGTACAGAACGCCGTCAACCAGCTTAAAATCATTCTCCCAGTTCTGTGCGCCTACTGTCTCGTCCAGCAGGTCCGCGTCGGTCCGTGCTGTTTTGTACAGCAAAATGGACGCGCCCTTTTCGTTGCACTGTGCCACGCGGCACTCGATCTCATCCGGTCGCAGCAGCCTGAATTGCTTCATTTTCATCCATCCTTTCAAACGGGCATTCCCGCCCAACATATCTGCCAGCCCACAAAATCGGTTCGTCTGTCAATGCGCATCTTCTGGCGCTCTGGCGGTAAAACCGGCAGGCATCACAGCAGATGTACGCATTGCCTTTCAAGTCCACGGGGAACGACATACGAACCGTTGCTTCGACTTGGATATATCCGCTTACACCGGTTTCAAAGTTCGCCATGTTCCCTCCTTAAATCTTGCAGACTCGCTTGTCCAAGCCGCACATTTCGGCAATGTAATTCGTGCCATACGTTTCCACCAGATGCGCGATCAACGCATTCTGTACGGTCCAGTTCTCGCCCGGAGACGCAGCGGCAATATTGCCTTCGTCGGAGACGAAATACTCGTTTCCGTCATAAATCTCTGCACCGTTGATATCCGTGATAAACGGCGCTTGCTGTCTGTCTTCCATCATTCCACCAACCTGTATCTGGCATAGCTCGTATCCTCGCCATACCGGTTCTTGCTCGTTTCCGTTTCCTTCTTGATCGCGTAACCCTCACGCTTGAGATCAAAAATCCTCGCTCCCAGACGCATACAGCTGATGTCCCGAATCGCTTCGAGCTGCGTAATGCTTCCAAAGTCGCGCATATATTGCAGGATTCTCTCCGTCTGCTTCATGCTCACCTCCACGCTTCTGTAAACGCCGTCCAGAACACGATATCGCGGTACGTGACCTTCTGCTCCTGCGGCGCTTCTGGCGGATTCGCGCATGTGTAGCGGAACCACTCCCGCCATCTGTTGCACATGCAATTTTCCCCGCGCCCCTTCGTGCAGCTCTCACAAGGGTGCTCCATATCATGCCCCCGTAAGCACCGCGCCGACGAAGAAGCACGCCGCCGCGCCTCCAAGCGTGACCGCCGCCCGGAACAGGCCGAAGCCCAGCATGACAGCCGTACCGCCCAGCAGCATACACGCCACAGAGAAGCAGGCCGTTTCCGCGATCTTCATCAGGCTCTTTTGCCGCTTGCGAAGCCGCACGATCTCGTCCCACCTTTCGCCAAGCTCGCGCTCCCGCGCCGCCCTGTGGTTTAACTCCGTGATAATCTCAACGTCACTCATTTTCTCATCCTCCTTAAATAATCTTCCTTGCCGAGTGGGGCTTTTCTGTTTGCTGCATAGCCTTTGCGTCTCTGAGCCCTTCGCAGCCCTGCCGCCGCTACGCATTGCCGAGCTTTACATTGCCTTTGCCATGCCGATCAAAGCCCATCTCTGCCCTTGCCTGTCGAAGCAAAGCGCGCGTTACTACGCCGTTGCCAATCCTTGCTTTACTTCGCCCTTGCCACGCGATCTTTGCTTTACTTCGCCTTTGCCGCGCCAGTCCAGGCCGCGCCGTTCCCTCGCGTCACTTAGCCTAGCCTTTCCGTCGCAAACATAGCATCCCATGCCGCCGCGAAGCCAGACTATTCTTTGCCTTTGCGAGGCACATCAAATCTCTACAGTGCCGTTGCCACGAATTGCATAGCAAAGCCTTTGCGTACCCAGCATTGCAATACCAAGCCTTTGCTTCGCTAGAAGCGTCCGGCGCTTTCGACGCGATGAAATCCCGCGCCACGTTCTCATTGCTCGGCCACGTGCCAAGCACCGGCTCCAAAAATGTTAATCTGACTTTCATTTGCGTTTCCTTCCTTTTCTTTTGCTCTTAGATTTTTGCAGCAGTCTTTGAAGAAGTCTTTCATGCGTCTACCTCCAATCCGAGGAATCGCATAAATGGGATTCTCGGGATTTTTACCCGACTCGGGGTCGGGCAGCATACCGGGAAGCCAAGCAGCTCCGGCCTCTCCCGCGCCATCATCCGCAGACGCTGGGGGCTACAACCGAGAATCTTTGCCGCAACGTCCGCGTTGATCATGTCCGATTCCGAAGACATCAGCTCCGCCAGATTTTGCGTTGCCATCGTTCTCCCTCCATTTCTGTTTAATAATTTTTCAGAAATACTATCTATTCCATTTCCATTTCCTAAAGGTAATACCGTGGTATTACCGGAAGTGTTACCACACTATCGATGTGGTTCAGACTTCCTCCTTTTCTCTGCTGCGCCGCTCTACGACGGCATCAAATGCAGCATTCAGTCGCGCCTTTGCGTTCGGCGGCTTCCTTGCCCCGTTCAAGATCATGGACAAATAGCCTTTTGTAAGTCCAAGCTCTGCGGCAAGATCGTCGTATGAAACACGCGCATTGTGCATTTTTCCAATCAGTACGCCTGTCCATTTTTCCGGCAATATCGTCTCCTCCTTTTCTGTTTAATTTGTTGACTGCGGCGAAATGAGATGGTATACTTTTTTCGGAGGTTCGAAGGATGGAAAGCACCCTTTTACGAAAGGAGGTTTTCTTTTGCCCAAGAACTCTGTTCGGACGTCTGCGAAAGTAGCGTCCAAAGCGTCGAAGACGTTGAGCAGCAAAAAGTCGTCCAAGACAAGTAAGCAGCTCGCCGCTTCTGCGCTTTCCAACCGTCGGTCGAAGTAACCGGCACGCCGTCCCGGTGTTACCGCGCCGGGGCGGCTTTTCTTTACGCCGCAGTCAACTTTTGAAATTTGTTGTTGAAATTGTTTACTGTTTGTGCTACTATGAATTTGCGAGAAACACACTAGCATTGGCACAAGCGATGATTTGCTTGGGTCTTGTTTGCTGCAAACTTTTTCAACCACAAGACAATAGTACATCAAACATTCTCAACTGTCAACCGCTATTTGCAAACTAATTCAACTTTCGTCGTACTTAACAATTCCAGAGGTGTATTATTGTGTTTTATGACAACTTTGTTGCGCTTTGCGCTTCTGCAAACAAAACTCCTGCACACGTTGGTCGAGAACTCGGAATTGACAAGTCAACGATAAGCTGTTGGAAAGCGCGGAAAACCAATCCTTCTGACGTAAATGCGAAAAAAATCGCCAACTATTTCGGCGTAACAGTCGAAGAACTGATGGGCGAGGGCATAAAAAAAGACCTCATCCAGAAGGATGAGGCCGTGAGTGAGCCGAAGCAGAAACTGCTTGACGCCATCGACGATTTGACCGATGAGCAGTGCAGTAAACTGCTGGGGATTATTCTTGAAGCAAAAAAGGTGCTGTAAGGGAGAGCGAAATGCCTGTTATTGATTTTATTAAATCCCACGGAATTTCTTTTTCCATCATTCGCAATGGAATTGCAATTGCTTCCGAAAAGGGTCTAACAGATTACGATAAAGAACGCAAAAAAGAGTGTGTTATCTTTCTTCCAGCTGTAGATATCAAAGAAAACGATGCGTTCGCTTTCCCAGACGGGAAAACGGTTTATGTAACAGAAGTATTTCCGCAATATGCTTATGGGAAAGTCGAGTTTTTAAGAGCGTATTACCAAACAAAGAAAGAAATGGAGGCAAACGCGCAGCGTGTGTCGGCTGTTTTTAATATTGGGACGGTCACAAATTCTGTAGTTGGAAATAACAATACTGTTTCTATTACCATTCCGGAAATGAGAAGCAGAGTAGAGCAAGAAGGCGGAGCCGATAAGGAAACGCTGCAAGAAATCATTTCTCTTTTAGAAAAGATTCTCGCAGGGCAAGAGTCTCCGAAGAAAGGTCTGTTTAGGAAATTTTCCGATTGCATGGAGCGCAATTCTTGGATAACCGGCGCGATTGCTTCTGCCTTATTGGGGTGGCTGCTTTAACGCGATCTGCGTTTCTGCATACTCGCAAGACAGGTCAAGCGTAAGCCTTGCGCTGCCATCGCTGTTTTGTTCTAAATGGTAAGCCTTTACGTTGTGGATTTCGGCGTTATCGATCTTCACCATATAATGGCTGCCTAAACACGAAACAGAAATACACTGTAAATTCTCTCGTTTCACTGTTTCCCCTCCTTGTTATACTGCCGTTGTAACGATCTTAACACATATTCTGCCTGTTTGTTGCTCAGACTCAGAATTTCTTCACGGAGTCTTTTCCGAATATCCGGAACGGGCGCAATTTCTTCATCCTTATTATAGCACATATCATCCTGAATACAAATCATTTTGCGCCCTCCTTCTTCAATCTTCCAAATTTTATCGTTTCTTTTTGTATAATTTTGACCTTGAGGCTGTAAAACTCTGGTGGTAAAATTGTTGTATCTTACAAAACCGGGGGGTTCGTACCATGCCAAAGGATGTATATTTCGTCAAATGTCCTCGTTGTGGGGAAGCGTTTGACGAAAGAATGAAAGAGTGCCCGAACTGCGGGACTTGGAACCGAAAAGTTATCTGCCGCTCTTGTGGCGCGCAGATTAACGCCAGTGAGAAGAAGTGTCCGGCCTGTGGCGCGCGCCGAGCGAAGAAGCAAAACCCGCTCGGAAAAGCGCTTATTGTGGCAATCCCAATCGCCATTATCATTGTGGTTGCCGTCCTTCTGATTCCCCAAAAAGCGCCGAGCAGCACGAAGGCCTCTCCGGCAAGCGATTCGGTATCCTCGCCGACAAGCACGGCAACGGATACGCAAGAAGGAACTTCCACCACAACGATTTCCGCCGAAAAAACGCCCGGACGCACGATCGAGTTTACCGTTCCCGCTGACTTCCTCGACGAAGGAACGACGCAGGAATCACTTGACGCAGAAGTCAGCAAAGCGGACGGATTTATCTCCGCCAAAATTAACGCCGACGGCTCTGCCACATACGTCATGACGGAATCCAAGCACAACGACCTTATGCAAGAGCTGCGGCAAAACATCGATACCGAGCTTGCGAAAATGGCTGATTCTTCCGACTATCCAAATATCGTTTCTGTCTCCGCTTCCAACGACTACACAGCGTTTACAGTGACGCTTTCCACGGATACTGTTGGCCTACAAGAGTCCATCATGGTTATGGCCTTTTATATGTACGGCGGTATGTACAACGCATTTAACGGAACTCCGGCGGATAACGTATCTGTACAGTTTGTAAATCAGTCTGGAACCGTTCTGGAATCGGCCAATTCCCTCGATATGCAATAAGCGTTCAGTTCGGCAGCGGGCATTGGTTCCACTTCTCCCGTGTCTCGCCTACATCCGAGACGCAGGCAAAGAGCATGGGCGCTCCCTTAATGTAGTCGAGGCTCAGACTGTGAACGTCCTTGAAAAGCGCCCCGTCTACGATGATGTTTACTTTCCCGTTTTCAAAGCGAATATTGATGCTCTGCATTTGGTGTACCTCCATATTTTAGAACGTTCGTTCAATAATTTCAATTTGGAATCTTCCACAAAGAACACCTTGCATTTTTTTCGTCCGGTGACCCTCGTAAGCGGCAATTATGGGACAGACTATTTTGTATAATGGAATGTTTAAGATCGCCCCACCGTCGCTCCCCCGGCGGTGGGGCTTTCTCACGCGCCTGCAACCAGCATAGCAAAAGCGGCAGAAATGTCCACCCTCAAATTGGTAAAATCATACCAGTGGCGGAAGAATCAGCGAAATATATGTAAAAATGGAGGTATATCATGTCAGCAATTCAGGAACTCGCCCCATATATTTCTGCATATCAGGGGAACATCAAGCGGGCGAAAGAAGATCAACATTACACCATCGACAGGCTTGTCGAGGAATCCGGCGTTTCCAGATCGGCTGTGACGAAGCTCTGCGCAGGAACACAGCAAGACCCGAAACTGTACAATTCTGCCGCGCTGTGCCGCGTTCTCGGGCTGTCGCTGGATGAGCTGTTCGGGCTTGTCCAGCCCACAGAAAGCCCGGAAGAACTGACCGAGCAGATTCATCATGTCGAGATTGAAAACGCCAAGCTGGAGGCAACAGCGGCAGTGCAGAGCGCACAGATAAGGTCTACACATACAATGTGTTACGTCCTCGCCCTGTTTTGTATGCTGCTCTCCTTTTCTTTGATTGCCTGCCTTGTGACGGATGCGCAGATTCGAAGCACAGGTCTCATTCGCGATGGAGATTTGTCCGTGGCCGCATGGGTTTGCATTGCCCTGATCGTAGGTTCAGCGCTGGCTTCGGCGATTACTTTCTATGCAATCCGGAAAGAACGTGGAGGGAAACATGGAGTGCATAAAGTGTAAAAAAGAAATTCCTGACGGCGCGCCTTACTGTTGCTGGTGCGGCAAAAAACAAGAAGCGCATCGAAACCGGACACGCGGGAACGGGCAAGGAAGCGCCTACCAGCGTGGGAAGACGTGGACTGCCCGGTGGACTGAAAAGACGTACCTTGACGAAAATGACAAGCTCCATCAAAAGATGAAGACAAAGGGAGGCTTTACGTCAAAGCGTGCCGCGCTCCAATATGCCGCCAACCCGCCGAAGGAAGAGCGGCGTAGCCCTACACTCAGGGAATACTACAAAACGTATCTGCGTGGGGATTATTTATCCTTATCGGCTGACCGTCAGGGAGCGGCGGAAAAGGCTTTCGATCGCATGAGAGAAATCGCCGACCGTGAGATCGACGCGCTTACCATCGCGCAGATACAGGACATTGTTGACCGCAATGCCAGCACCTATTACACGCGGAAGGACATGAAAACAGTCCTTTCCCATTGCTACAATCTCGCGATTGCCGAAAAGCAGACTACCGTGAATCTTGCAAAGTACATAAAGCTTCCGGAGCTTGAAGAAAAAACGCCGGAGCCGTTCACCGACGCCGACGTAAAAAAGCTATGGGAAGCGTATGCAAAAGACCACTTTGTCGGTTTTATCCTTACGATGATCTATACCGGTATGATGCCTGGTGAGCTTCTGAAGCTCAAGAAGGACATGATTGACTTTGAGAAAAATGAGATCGTCCGAGGCGGCATAAAGACAAAGAAGCGGAAGGAAACGCCTATGGTCTTCCCGGATTTCGTTGCGCCGGTGCTGCATGAACTATGCGAAGAAAGCAAGTCGCGCGTCGGAAATATCTGCTGCATAAACAAAGATAATTTTTACAAGAGATATTATGAGTGTTTGGAGCTTGCCGGAGTGCAAAAGCTGCCCCCTTACTCATGCCGCCATACAACTGCTACAGCCCTCGCGATGAAAAACATCGACCCGTTTACGATCAAAGAAATCATGCGCCACACGAAGATAACGACTACCCAACGGTACGTACACCCGGACATGAAAGGCATGGTCGATGCCGTAAATCAGTTGCAAAACGACTCGCCAGAGTGAATTATGTATGCTACAAAATATGTTACAAATGCCAATTTCCCCAGTGTTTTCAATGGTTTTTTCTCCCCTGCTAAGGGAGTAGTCGTCTAAAAAGCGAGCGAGAGTTCGAATCTCTCCTTCCGCGCCAAAGTACCGATTTTAGCTGTTTTCAAGCTAAAATCGGTACTTTTTTATGCTTTTCACCCTGTTTTCTGCGTATTTTCAAAAAGCGAAAAATCACGTTATGGAACGCTATGTAACATAAAATCATTTCCCGTATGCTACATTGTATGCTACAAATTAAGTACAATGCGAGGGGACTCCCCTGTTTTTTGCTACATGGACTTTATTTTCCGAAGCACGGAATCATAGACTTTTCGGTTCACAAGCGATAATGTGTCCATAAGTTCATCAACGACCGTCCAAGCCTTTGCCGGGTCTTTCCCAGCTACCGCAAGCAAAAACTCGCTGTCCCCGTACTCGCCGACAGTAGCCGGTTCTGCGGTCACAGGAGCGGGAGCGCCGGAGTAGTAACCCACATACTTACCGCCGTCGCCCCGTTCCTCTTCCTGCATCTTGTCGCGTATCACATATAGGTTCGCCAGCTTGGCATAATTGGGATAGCTGGATTCTTCATATTCCAGCCGTGCTATTTCCTTTCGGATTTCGGCCTCATCCAGCATGTCTTTCCCTCCTTATGCTCTGTCAATCTGCTCCATGCAGCGCCGGATAGCCTCGCGCGTTTTATCATCGTCCGCGTCGCGCATCATGTCTTCCAGCGTCGAGCGCATATGCTCCCGAGCATCGGTCCGACTGTATCGCCCCATAGAATCGCGACGCCTGCCACGGTAAGAGCTGCCGCGACCATACGTGCCGCGCATGTCCGCCTCCCACTCTCCGTCACGCGAATACCCGCCATCCTCGAGCATTTCGATTTTATAAGTGTTCTTGATGGAACTGGTAAGCTTCTGGATGGCATCCAGATCGCCAGCGGACATTTCGCGCTTGTCGGCGATTTCGTCAAGCTCTTTGCAGAGCATTTCCCGAAGGTTTCTCAAATCGTACATATTCCTTCCTCCCTTCATGCTACTCTCTCGACGGTCAGATTGCTGTTCGCGAAATTGACCGCCTGCGTACTTGTATTACGCATACCTACCGTCACACAGCAGCCCTTCGGTACGCAGACCTGTGCAGAGACGTAGATATTAAAATAATTCTCGACTGCTGCCGGAGTGACCGTAGCCGTAGCGCTTGCCAGTGCTTCGCCGTTGATGGAAAGCGCTGCGGTAATCGCTTCGACCGTGCCGCCGGTCGGGATGGCGATGTTGCCGCCGTAGGAAATTTTGAAAACTGCCTTACACTGGTTTGTCAGCCCGCGAAGCGTCACAAGCCCGCTTCCCTCTCGATGCACAATGCACGGCTTGCTGCTGATCGCCGTTTCCGTCAGAGGCACATTCTGCCCGGCGGCAATTGTCTGAATGTTTACATTCGTAAATTCTGCCATAAAATCAATCCTTTCTAAATGCGTCGAATTCGACACGGTTAAAAATAACGGCGGGACGATTGCCCCGCCGCGTTTCTTGAGTATCGGCGGTAAGCCGAACATTTTGTTGATGCCAACAAAACATCACAAAAAGCTCTACGATGTGGAGTTGTTACGCGCAGTTTCTGCAACCGTAGTTGTAGCCGTTATTACATCCGGAATACTGGTACGGGGCTGGAACCTCAAATGCAGGAACCGGGCGCGGGTTGTAATACGCCAGCTGCCCACTTACGTAGGACTTGAGCGTGTCGTTCTGCGCCGCCTGAGAAGCCGCCAGCTGCGCCGCAAAGAGCTGCTGGTTCTGCTCGGCAATCTTCGCGTCCTTTGCAGCCAGTTCCTGCGCCGTCAATCTCTGGTCGATGCTGCGGAAGCCGCAGTTCATCGCGTCGATGATGTCGCGAGTGCTGTTCTGCATTTGGTTGCGAGTGTCGCAGGCCTGCGTCGCGAGGTTATAATTGACGCCCTGAATCGCTTCTCTCGTCTCACAGCAGCAGTTTGCATTCTGCATTGCCATGTTGTTCAGCTGCTGCATAAGCGCGGCCTGCTGGTTGCAGCGGGAAAGCTCAGCGTTCGAGAAGCCGGAAGTCACAGCCTGCGTTACACCGGCAAAGCCGTTAAGCATCCCCGTGTTCATCGCATAGAAGCCGTCGCAGATACCATTGTTCACGACGTCAATCTTTCTTTCGATGTTCGAGAAGTCAGAGGCCAGAACATAGCCGTCAACAACGCCGCCGCTGTTCCCTCCACGATTGCCAAAGCCGTTTCCGTTACCCCATCCGCAGAAAATTGCGAGGAACAGGATAATGATCCACCAGCCATTACCGCCGCCCCATCCGTTTCCGCCGTCCGAGTTTGCCGGAACTACAGGCATGTTCATAGGAATACCATCGCCATTCAAACTCATAGTTTTCTCCTTTCGTAGAATTAAATATTATCTCAATCGTGGCCACGATTTTGACCGTTCAGCTGTTCGGAATTTCCGAACTACTGCATCAACTGCTGGAACTGCCCAGCCATCTGCTGTAGCTGGTTCAACTGCTGCTGCGAGATTTTCCCAGACTGTACCAGCTTCTCAACCTCCGCCCTCGGGTCTCCCTGAAAGCTCTGCTTGAACTGCTGAAACTGCCGCACCATATTTTGAAACTGCCCCATCATGCCAGGCATTTGCCCGCCGCCGAGTGCATTAAACAGTGGATTCATTGTCTGCCTCCTTCACCTTTCTAACGGGCTTGACGCTCAGAGCCGCCACCTTTGCCGCCAGTTCGTCAAAGTCCTTGCGGGTCACGTATTCCACCGTAGGTGCCGTTTGCGGCGCTGTGGGGCTCATGGTGGCTGTAGAGCGCTCTACGAGGTCATACGTTGTCATTGCTGGTTTACCGCTTGCGTCGGCTTTCTTGACGTACACAACCGGCGCATTCATGTCCCAGAGCGTGACGGCATTATTCGGCGCGACGATAAATTCGTTTGCCGCCTTTTCGTTTGGAACCCATATGATGGACTGTCCCCCGCTCGGCTGCTGTGGCTGAGGTTGTGGAGTCGGATACTGCATCGACGGCGCAGGCTGATACTGTGGACGCATCATTGGTTCCTGCATCATGGGCGGTTGATTGTAAATCGGCTGCTGATACACATAAGGCTGTTGTCCAAACATCATTTATCCTCCTTTTCCCAGTAGAACAGCGGGATTTCGTTCCCGGAATCCCAGCTATCAAAATACTTTCCGTCCTCTACGCACACGACGTGGCCTGATAGAGCGAGTACATACACACCGCGCGGATGGTCTCTTGCGAATTCCTCGACCGTATAGCAGTCCGGGCATGTGTTCGGCACAACGTTCCGGGTAAATCCCTGCTGCCGGAGGTACGCACCCCAGACACTGTTCGCCGACGGCATGTCCCCCATTTTCAGACCCTGTAGGCAAAGCCCGACGTATGTTTCATCCCAGCTCTTTCCCGTTGCCTTCGCAATTGCCCGGACGGTACAGTCTCCAACTTGTTTCCCTTCCGGGTTTGGATTGAAATAAGAAAAGCCCATACCGAACACTCCTTTGATGTGTCCAGTATGGGCTTTTTACTATTTTCCTGTGCCTCAGTTATGCATCAGTTTTGCTCAAATAAATATGTGGCAATCCAGCCGCGTATCAGTTCGTTTGGCGTCGTGCCGTTGGCCTTCGCCGCTGCCTTAAAGGATTCCGCAATCTCCCGCTTGAGTTTGCAGGAGATCACGGACATGTTTTCTGCATCCCACTTGTCGCGGGTGCGCTTCTGCGCTTCCGTCGGCATCAGTAGCAGGGGTTCTCTTTGCTGAGCTCCCACTCTTCGCCGTACTTTTCCTCGTGACGGGATTCGTACGCGCTGAAGAATTCCTGGTCGGTGCAGGGCGCAAGCTCCACGTGGAGATCTTCACGGATGTCATCATCCATCAGTGCAACCGCCGCGTCAAAGTTGATTTCTGTACCGTTTTTGTTGATTACCATAGCCATTTTTAAACCCTCCGTAATTTGTATTTGGTTTATCTCTATGGTCTCATTATATACGGTATTACCGTATATGTCAAGGGCTTTTCAAAAATTTTTATAAAAAAATAAGCGCCGAGAAACCGGCGCTTATCTCAGTTATACAGTTTGTTGGATGTCCGCTGCATCTCCCGCACGATACCGGGAAGCCGCCTCTGTACCGTAGCGCGGCCAATATACAGCTCTGTCGCAACGTCAACCTGTGGGAGCTTATCCACAAAGTAGAGCTGCGCGATCTTTGCGTCTTCGCGGCCGAGATTCGATTGGTAAATAACCGTCTCCATATCCCGGCGCATCAGTCCGCCAAGCTCCGGCGGTAATTTGCATCTGGCTTGTGGAGCCATAGCCCCGCCCCCTTACTCCATCGCCTTTGCGAGCTTTTTGAGAAGATCGTCACCGTACTTGTATCCGGCGAGGTAATCGATCGTGCTGTCTGTAAGACCGGCCTTCTGCTTGATGGTCTTCTTCGCCTCCTCGACGGCCTCGTCGACCTTCACGGTGTCGTACTCGACCCACGGGAGCTTTCCGTGCTTCTGCCAATTGCGGGCGTGGTAGCCTGCTTTCGTGCCGATGTTCTGGACGGCGGTGATCTGTGCGCCGTTGTCCCAGATTGGGGTACACTCGACCGCCAGACCGTCTCCTATGTACAAGCCCCAGTGGCCGGGCATCCAGAGGCCTTCGCCGGGGATGAGCTTGTCCCAGCCGATGCCGGACACGGCGTAGCACTTGGCGATCATGCCGTCGGCGGAGACATCCGGCACGCTGTTTGAGGCATACCTTGCACCGCCATAGTAGGCGTTTTTGTTGCCGTCCCAGCCCCAGAGGATGCCCTTCGTGAGGTTTACGCAGTCAAAGCCAAAATAGCCCTTGCCGATAAGATTGCGCAGATACGTGACTCTGCCGCCGGTGTACCAGTCCGGGTACTGGGCGGATTTCTCGTCAATGATCGTCTCGCCTACGGGGGAGCCGAAGCAGCCCCACATGTAGACGGTCTTGTAATTCTTTGCAACGTCAATGTGCCTGCGCACAAGCTCGGATGCTTTCATAAAAATCTCTCCTTTCGATCATTATGCCGCGTATCGCCAGAGGTATCCGCCCCTCGTTTTTCTTCGTCCAACACAGCATGCATAAATGTTGCTATGGGCGAAACCAAGTTCTCGCTCGATCTCGCGCATAGATGTCCACGTTTTTACAACTTCGCCGGTCTTTGCATCGACCTGTTCGACTTTCCTTGCAGCTGTTTGCTCTTTAAAATCACGAAGTTTTTTACTAACCTTTTCGTTCCGACCACCATAATTGATGTTGTACGACGCTGTACACCATTCCAGATTTTCAAGACGGTTATCCAGCCGGTCTTCGTTGATATGGTTCACCTGCGGCAGATTGTCCTGGTTTTCCAGAAACGCAGAAGCCACAAGTCTGTGTACCATGATCGTATGCACTTCCCCGTTCCCTTTATAAAGCGCGACCCGAGCGTATCCAAATTTAGAAATAGCGGGCTTCAGTACTTTCCCCGTTCTTTCTGAGTATACATCGCCCTCGCCGCTCACCAGATAGCGCGGGTAATCAGGAATCCTTTTCCACATTTTCATTCTCAGAAGGTTCTTTTGCGTCCAGCGCATCTTGCAGCTTCTGTGATTGGCTCCCAAAATAAAACGCGATAATGACAGCGTAGATCGTCATAAAGTCCTGCGAGATTTTGCCCGCGACGGACATATAGGCAAACACGCCCGTCAGTGTGAGCGTAACCAGGCTCTTGACGCTGAGCAAATTGCCCAGCCGCTTTTTAATGTTTTCCATAATCAGCCCTCCACCTTGATTGCGCGGTTCTCGAACTTTTTGTAAGCGTCGAGATAGATTTCCTGCTTGTCGCCGTTGAGCGTCAGTTCGTAGTACATGCCGTCGAGCAGCGTCGTGGAAGCCAGCGCTTTCCAATTCTGCAACGTTTTGCAGTACCACACGACGTAAACGTCATCATGGCCGATCTGCTTTCCGTCGCTCTTGTCTAAGTGTTCGTTGGTGTAAGCAGTCACCAGCTTTTTCACAAGCTCGAAAAACTTCTTTTCTGTCATTTTGTATGTACCCCTTTCATTCTACCGGTTCGTTCTTTTTTGCGAATACTCGTTTAAATGCCAGCAGGCCCAGCTCTGTTACTGCTGCGCCCCCGGCGTAGCCGAGCACGTCGGACAGGTCGACCGACGTACCAAGCTCCGGGTTGCTACCGACTGCGATAAGGACAGCGATGGTTTTCAGCGCGCACGCCCAGATCAGCACCATTGTCAGGAGCCGAAGAAGGTAAATGACGATGGTGCGCGCCATCTCGCCTTTGCTCCACTTGCCTTTTACCCGCATATCTGCCTCCCGTTTTATTGCGCGCTGCTATGCTCGCACTGCGCCTCCAACTGATGCAAAAACTTTTTTACATCGCCGTTGCCGCCCAGCTTGACGTATTTCTGCCCGGCAATCAGGCGCTCTGCCATCGGCATTTCCTCCGACATGATCGTCAGCCGCAGGATTGCAAGATACTGCTCGTCCTGATGCTCCTGCATTTTCCCGAGCTTTTTGTCGATCTCTGCAAGGTGGGTATCCTGCGTCGTGGCCTTGCCGCGCTTGCGCTGGATGGCTCCAACGATGGAGCGGATGATCTCCGCCAGTGCAGACGAGCCGATCACCGCGCAGATGATGGTAATAATTCCGGTGCTCACATAGTCCTCCTTACTCGACTTTTCTCCAGACCGTCGGGGCGACCGTCGGGGTAAACACATTCCCGTCCATAAGCGACTCATACAGCTTGTCGCCCCACCAGCCTTTCTCGCCCTTTGAGAAGGCCAGTGTGGAGGTAATTACTTCTGGGATGATTCTGTACCCGTCCCGGTACTGAACGTCCTCCCAGAGCGTAGACGCTTTGTCGGGCGTGTTCTGCGCGGTGTCCCAGAGGTCGACGGCGGCTTTTTTGATCTTGCCGTGCCAGTTGATGCGCGTGCCCGCTTTGACGAGGCTGCCGTCGCCGGTCAGCGTCCCCAGGAGCTCCGGCGCGAGGCTGACTGTTTTATCGTCCAAAGTGCTTGCCGCCTGCTCGATGTAAGGGCGCATTTTTCGTGCCCTCTCGGTGTATGTCATGTCTCGCCCTCCCCCAGTAAGATCTTCGCCGCCGTCTCGGTGTCGATCAGCCGCTCACGCAGCTGCTCCGGGTTTGCCGTCTCGATGTCAAAATTGTCTGTGACAAGCTTATCCGTCTCCGTGTAGGTGTGCGACGTACCGTCAACGTCGATGGCCTCATCGTACTCTGCGCCCGTCTCCGCTTGCCGGATGAGATAGCCCGCATCCGAGTACGTCCGGTACAGCTCCACGCCGTCCGTGCGCGTTTTGTAGTGCTCTCTTACGATCATGCTCACACCCCCACAATATGGTCTGCCAACGAACTCCAGTTTGTTGCCGCTTTCCACGCAGCCGCCAGAGACGCGGGCACTCGGATTTCCAGCTGCGGATGCGTCGCATCGAACGCGTTGACGTTGGCCAGCGTGGGCACGGCCGTACAGTGCGTAAGATCCACAAACCGCAGCGGATAGCACCGTTGAAACACCTGCGCTGGGATGCTCGCGATATCCCCGAGGCACGTCACCCTGCGCAGCGCGTTGTCACCCTGAAATGCGGCAGCGACAAAGGTTGTAGCGTCCGCTGGGATAGCGACTTCTAATAGAGAGGTGCAGCTCGAGAAATCTCCAACTTGCCCGTTGACAGCCTTGATGTGGACGCGCTCGAGGGCTTGCGTTGCGTAGGCGGTCGTTACAGCAGCATTTAATTGCCGCAAAGCCGTATTGGCTAGAGTGTATTCATCTGTATAGTCCATCGTACCAGGCCCAGCGATGGCGCGTAAGTTGGTGCAGTTGTAAAATGGCCTAAACACGTTTGTAATGCTTTGGATAACGATCACACGCAACTGCGTTGTCTGATTAAATGTAAGATATCCTTTAACTTCCACATTCTGTGGAATAGAGATACTTTCAAGTCGACTACAGGCCTGAAATGTTTTATTGGTTATGGTTGTTGCCCTTGCACCGACCTCAACCCTCCGCAGCATCGTGCAGCGACCTATGTCGGTGTTGCCGTTTGCAATCAGCATTCGATCATCTGAGCCGTTCCCAAGCTGTATTGTTGCACCCTCTTTGACACTCATAGTGATCACGTACGAGCCGCTGGCTGCGTACACATGCCGATGCTCAACCCAAGAATAATCATATTTTGTTTCAGGCGTTGTGCCGTCACCCCAGTCAACAGTCGTGGCGTTATGGTGGCTCTGCCAGTAATTGAGCACGAAATCGTCCCACGTCTCGGTGTCCACGTCGACATAGAGCCTTGTCTTGCCGTCGTCGGTGATGTACAGCGCGCCGATATCGAGCTCACGGCCTGCGTCCTTGATGTCTTGGAGCGTCCAGTTCCAGCCCTGACAGACCAGTCCATCGTGCGACGGAAGGGGCGGCAGCTCGGTCTTTGTGGCCAGCTCGGCGAGTGTCCAGCTGTAGAGCAGCGTTCCGTCGTAGTCCCAGAAATTGATGTCCGACTCTTTGGGCGGGGCGGTATCTAACGTGCCGGTGATCTTCGCGCCCGAAGCGTCGTGCGCCGTCACGCCGGATTTGAGCGACGCGGGGGTGACGGTGTCCTCGGTCAGGTCGATGAGTGTTTTTCCGGCGTAGACGATCTTGCTCTTTGTGGGCTCACCTCCGGAAATCTCAGGTGCCGCCATACGCTCACGCTCCTGCCTTCTTGCCGATGGTGACGGTCACGCCGCCAGCAGCGTTGGGCGTCTCGTTGTAGTAGATCGCGGCCACATCGACCTGCGACATGTAATCGTAGCCGGGGTCCGGCAAAATCGTCTGCGCGGTCGTCAGCGGCTCAACGGATTTCGTCTGCGCCTTGATGGCCTCGCCGCTGTACGTGCCCGTCACGCCGAGGATCGTCACGCCCGCCTTGATGTTCCCGGCAATGATCTTCGCGGCCTCTGTGGGGTCGATGGCGACCTTGCCGCTTCCGTCGTGGTAGCCGATGGGGACGATGTACTCGCCCTTGACCGTCGTGATCTTCGCGGCCACCGCGCCGTTGTTCGGCATTTCGCCCGTGATCATCGAGCCCCTTGCGCCTGCTGTCTTGCCGAAGAGGATTTCCGAGGCCTTGACGGTCGCGCCGGACGTGTCGAGGTCAAATTCGCACGTGCCCGTGTGGAGCTCACCGTCCGAGCCGTGATACTTAAAGCCAAGCAGGACTTTGCCGGGCTCTACCGTGTCGGCGGTCAGGTCTAACAGCACCTCGCCGCCATAGATAAATTTACTTCTGCCCAAAATTTACACCTCCGATGCAATATAGACCGTCGTGCCGGTCTCGTTGGATACCTCATAGTATGGGACTTTTGTGACGGTCACATCGTCCGCCAGCAGCTTGTTTTTCGTCGGCAAAACAACCGGCTCAAACGCCTTCGGCACGACCTCGTAGTCCCCGTCATACGCCTCGCCGCCCTGATAAACCACCTTTGCGGGCTCAATCCGCATCCGAATCTCCGGCTGCGAAAGCACCATTTTAAGCATATCCCGCCTCCTTTAGGAAGCTCTTCACGTCCACCTGAACGATCTCCGCCGCCTGCTTATTTCCGTCTGCGTCGGTCAGCGCACATTGCAGACTCACCGCCCCCGGGCGCAGGCGCATAGCGTCTTCGTACGGGATTTTTACCAGCAGGTGCGTTTCGTCAACGACTACCGGCGTGTACTGGAAGAACTGGCATGCCTGTTTTACGTAAAATTCCAGTTTTGTCACCTTTGTCAGGTCTGTCCCCGTCAGCTCCACTGATAAAGCGTTCGCGATTTTCTGAAACACCTAATCACCCCCCGCTCTGCTGCGCTTCAAACACATCCAGCTCGTTCTTTGCTTTGATGAACGTCGTCGTGTCGTCCGAAAGCGAGATGGTAGGCAAGAGGCGCGAATCATATGTGTAATCGTGATACGCCACACCGCCTTTGTAAGATGCCGTCGCCGTCATTCCCTGCAATGCCACTGCGGTAATCGCAGTAGTTGGTACAGTAGCTTGGTTGAACCCATCGTTTGGGCTGGACGTTGTCCAAACTTCTGTTTGCGTTGCAACCAGTAATGTTGCTTCCGATGCAGATGCGTAACTTACGCAGGTAGTTGCCTGTTTGTTCTCTCCGGTAACAATAGAAGAACCCCAGTTTGTGAGATTTTCGGAAGAATAAACAGTCGACACTGGTCTATAAAATATTCCCGAACTGCTGTTGTACTGCGAATAGTAAGTCCCCAAAAAATAATACTTTCCAGATAGGAACACAACTTCTGACGCTGAATAACGTTTCATGACTACTGATTTGACAGGAGTTTTTATTTTCGTGAAGCTGGTTTCACTCCCATTTGCAACGTGCAGCTCTACATCACCGCTAAAAGAACTTCCAGTCTCCTGTCGGATTGCCGAAAGGAACCATTTTCCATTTGCGCTCGAGAACTTATATCCGAAAAATTTATTCCCGCTGATATCGTTAGTTTTCGTAATCATCGAATACTGCCAGCTACCAGAATCCAAAGGCGCATCCGAAAGAACCACATATGTTTTATCGGAATATTCGTCCGTGGAGCTTCCGTATCTTTCTATTGCAAATCCAAATTTCCCGTTGCATTCAGCGATTCCGAAGAATCCGGTACCGTCTTTGCTATCTGATGGGAGTGTAACGCCCACCTGCGTCCAGCTTGTGTCCCCTTTTTCTCGAACCGCAATCTTGACGTTTATTCCGACACGGTATGCGCACACGCAATAATCGTCAGATACTGCGAGCGAGCACATTATGCCTTCGTATGTAGTTTCGCTTCCTGTAAACGTCGCCTCTTCGGAAAACGTTCCACCAACCTCGCTGGATTTCAAAATCTTGAAATTGCTACCAACCTGCACACAAACAAACCACATCCCATCAAAATACACTGTATTTGAAACACTTTTTGCATTGTAAGATGCCGGAAACGCATTCGTATCCCACGTTACCGCACCGCCCGTATTTCTCAGCACAGAACACAACTGCGGGTAGTTCTCAAACGTCACTGTGCTCCCGTCGCACTTCAACCACGCATCCCCCAGACTCTGTGCCGGGCTCGTCCGGATTGTGCCGATGGGTACGATGCGGTCGACCATGTGCCGGAACGCGTCGTCGACAAGAGGATTTGCATACGGCAATCTGAGAAAGCGCCCCGTGGAATCTTGGAGCATTGTGCGCGTGTTGAATGGCGTGCCGGTATCGTCCGGGTCGTCTGCACGCGTCATGTCGTAAGTATCTGTCTGTCCGGCAACGGGCTTGAGCTTTACCCGTCCCGGAAATTTTGGCGTTCGGTCTTTCATGTTATCCCCCCCATGTCTCCTGCGTATAGTTCCGCGTCCGCGTAAATCCAGCCGACCTCCCGGCTCTCCAACACATCATCTACGGCGATAATCGTCTTTTCAATGTTGTTCGCGCCTTCCCAGTCCAGATCGTTTATTTTTGCCGGAGGGCGCTGGGCAGGATTGACAACTGCGTCATATACGGCGTTCGCGGATTCGATATAAGCGTCCATGACGTCTTTGTCGAGCACTTCGTCAGAACCATAATCTTCCCGCACTTCTGCCGGAACGTCGATACAGTGCGTTCTCAGCCGGTCACGGATGGTGATAAGCGCCGTGCCGACGCGGTTCAGGTCAGACGCTTTGTAAGAACCTTTTAAGCCCGCTTCAAAGTCTGCCTTTTCCTGCTCCGTGAAGTCGCTCCACAGCTTCTTGTAAAGCTTCTCAGCATAGGAAGCGTCCGCCTGCGTCCGGTCGGTGATTAAGGTTTTCATAATTCTCATGCAGAAGCCCCCATTCCGACGATGTCGCACTCAGCCGCCGCGATGCCGCTCAGTTTTATGGTCATGCTCGTTATTGTCCCGGTAATGTGGTCATCCCACGGAGTTGTGGTGTCTACATAGTCACCGGGAAGCTCCTTGTCCATGACGATCTGAACGCTGTGCGTCTGCCGCCGCATATAATAGTCAAAGACGTGCTGTGTTACCGCTGCAACGTTCGAGGTATTTACCAGCGTCGCGTCCTTGACTTCTATGACGTTCGGCTTGGTCGAGGCCGTGACGTTCGGATTTGTCTTGGTCGTTACCGCTTCCGTGTGGTAGTAGGTCTTGCCGTCCACTTTGACGGTATCGCTTCCGCTGCCGGACGTGCTGTACGTGTGCGCGGTAACTCTTACCTCGGTCACGATGGCAGACTGGCTGACTTCGCCGCCGACGTAGAGCCGGTTCATAGGAATCACCGTCGGTGTTTCCTCAGACAGCCTCCATACCTTCACGTTTCCTGTTCCGCTGGTGTCCACCACAGCTCGAAGCGCAAACGCCACCTGCTGCAAAGCTTCCCTTCGCGTGCAATCAGGAATGTAGCCTGTTAGCTTCTCGGTCTGTAGTTCCTCCGAAAGCTCCAAGACGAAATACCCGCCGAGGATGCTTTCTAAAACCGTTTTCGCGTTGGCGTTGGAATAAACAACAGCCGGGAATGGGTCTTCGTCCAGAATTCCCAAAGCGTCAATGCAGGAAACGTTGTATACGTTTTTGCTTACGCGGGTAGATTCATCGATGTAAAACGTTCCGATTTTCGTCTTTCCGTTGTACGCATAAACGGGCTGCTTCTCTTGGAAAATAAAATCAATATCTTCCATGCTGTCCAGCGTGAAATCCAGCGTGTTAATCGCCAGCTCGTCGGATATGATGTTCAGTTCTTCGGTTGCCTCAACGCTCCGAAGCTCCTGCCGCTCGAACTCTCGAACGATGCCGAAAAGGATAAGGGATATCTTGATCGGTCGGTTTGGCAGATTCGTTTTGTTGAACTGAATCTTGATTTTGTTGTACAGCTCGACTGTCCGCTCGCAGAAGTAATCTCCGCTATTCGGGAGGAACTGCTGTGTGGCCAGCTGCGTTGTTCCGTTGTACCACGTGATATTCAGGTCGCTGCAATAGTCCCCTGTTTCCCCGTCAAATTTGAAGTAGATTCCGAGGGATGTAAACTGCCCATCAAGCGAAATCTCAATGGTAGGCGGTGTTTGGAACGTACAGTCTGCACCGCTCCGAGGTGTCGACCAGAAGCCGACTGGTTCAGTTTTCGGCTTGAGCTTTCTAGTTCCGTTCAGCACCCATTGATTCTGCTCCGTCGTTGCCACTGGCCCCTCGAATGCCCCGAAGGGCAGAAGAGAGGTTTTTGAGATACCCATAGCCTCGCTTGCTGCCACGCTCGCAGCCGCCGCAGAACCAACCGCAACGTCCTCATACACAACTTTTACGCTCATAGCGGCGTCCTCTTCGGCTTCATCGCCACAAAATTAAATGTCAGGTTGCCCCATTCATTCTTCTGCCCGTAAGCTGTCAAAAGTTCATCGTCTCCGTTTGCAACATACGCATCGAAGGTCAATGTCCCTTGCGCATACGGAACGGTAAGGGAATGGCTGTCGACAGGTGCGGAGATTGCTTCATAGAACCTGTCGTATTCCGCCGGGTCAGTTCCAACCGGGTCAAGCTCTACGCTGTAGTTGTAAAACGTGCCGATGATGTCGCGCACCATCGCGCCGGTCATCACGCGCCCCGCATTATCGCCGTCCAGAACCGCAAAAGAGCGTTTCAGACTGGTTACATGCAGGTTCGGATACGCCGTGCCGTCTAGGGTCAAAACACTCGTCATGCCTTCACCCCCGCCAGCCTTACGCCTACACGCTGCGTTTCTTCGTTGTTCGCCTTATAGACAGCCCGTGCAAACTCTCTGCCGTTGAGCTGCAAGATGATCGTCTGCGACCGTCCGCCGGATTCGTTCATAGCCTGTTTGAATGCCTGCACCATTGTCTCAAGCGGCGTTTCGATGTTCGTTCCGCTCTTCTGGTCGCCCAGCACCGCCATAAACTCCCGGTTCGGCGGAATAACCGCGCCTTCTGCCAGCCTCGGAAGCGCAACCTGACTGACAAGCGGAATGCTGATGCCGAAGGACTTGCCGCCGATGATGGGAACCCAGTCCGGAATCTCAAAGTGGATGGTATTCAAAGCGGAAATCAGAAGGTTGATACCGTCGATAATGAAGTTGATCGCCGCCTCAATGATGGCAACAATGTTGTTCCAGATACCCTTGAAGATCTCGGTGACACCCTGCCATGCCTTTGTCCAGTCTCCGGTAAATACGCCAACAATGAAGTCAATGACGCCCTTCAAGATGTCCTTGATGTTTTTGTATACATCTGAGACAAATTTCCCATATGTTTGAAATATTGATGCAAGCAGCGGGCTCTTGGATTGCAGCCATGTGATAAACATGTTCCACGCATCCTTGATGGAGTTCACAATGGCGTTCCATGTCTGCTTCATTCCTTCCCATATCTGCTTAATGCCTTCCACAGCAAGCTTCATGTCTCCGGTGAATACGCCCTTGAAGAACTTCCCGAACCCGTCTATAATATTTTTTAATCCTTGAATCAGTTCTTCTCCATGTCCGGTGAAGGACACAAGCGCAACCAGCGCGGCAAGGAAACCTGCAATCAGAAGTGGAATCCAGCTGCCCGTCAGAAGCGAAATTCCGATACCAGCAGCAAGCAGCCCTGCGATGATCGTAAGCGTATTCACCAAATTAAAGCCGTTTTCGATAACGTCTTTGATACCGACAACCAGCATGGCAAGACCGCCTACAACCAGTGCAATTCCTGCCGCGATTGGTCCGAAGGCGATTGCAAGCCCAACGGCAAGCGCGGCAAGACCTGCCAGCATCCCGAGGAAGTTTTGTAAATCAATCCCGTTATTCCAAGCATCCAACCAGAAGTATACAAGCGCAAACGCACCGGCAACAGCAAGAGCGATACCCCAAATCTTGCTCAGGTCGTTCGTGAACAAGCTCGCGATTTTCCATGCCAGAAGCCCTGCTGCAATCGCTCCTACCAAGCCGAGAATGTCGTGGAGCTTGTCCTCTGCCATGTCAAGATTTGAGAAGTCCGGCGCGATCTCCGTTGATGCCGCGCCACCACCTCCGCCAGCGCCAGACGCTGTGTTGTCTGTAAGCTGGTTGATCTCATCGAAGCTTGCCATGCTTTTACTTGCGTCTTTTGCCGCCGCCCCAACACCTTCCAGCGCCTTCTGCTCGTCGTTCAGCCCTTGTGCGGCTGATTTCTGCGAAGACCAGCTTTTCCCGGACAGTATACCAAAGAACTTCGCGATAGCTGTAACAACCTGTGTCAGAATGTTCACAAGCTTCACAAAAACAGGAATCACGACTTGAAGAATCGGCTGCGCGAGTGTCAGAAGCGCCGCCTTGAGCCGCGCCACAGCTGCGCGTGCTTCGTCGTTCTTCATAATGGTTTTTCCAAGCCATGTTCTAAGACTTTGCAGCGCTCGAGTAATCAAGGAGAATACCAGAACGCGCTTAAAAAGCCCGGAAACACGCTTGCTGAACGTGTTCATGCTGTCGGAAACCTTCTTCGCGGCGGTCTCCATTCGCTCTGTTGCGCCGCTTGCGTTTGTGATTTGCTCCGTGAGTTCTCCGGCTTTTTGCTTCGCAGCGTCCAAAGCAGAAGTCTGCGCGATCACTTTGTCCGTGATTTTTGCATATTTCCCGTCCAAACTCTCAACGATCTTGTCCTGCTCTTTTAAGATTGCTTCCTGCTCTTTGATTTGCGCCGCAACTTCCGTCTGCCGTCCGTATGCTGTGATATAAGCCTCCGGAGACGCAGCCACCTCACCGGACGTGATCTGCCGAAGCCGCTCGGATTCCGACCGCAACGATTTCAGCGCATTTTCTGCCTGTTTTGCAGATTCTTTTGCTGCGTCAAGCTGAGATTTCAGGCCACTTTGCTCTCCGGTGCTTTTTTTCAGTTCGGCTTCCATCTTGTCGATTTTCGCCGTCAGTTTATCAAGCTCCTTCTGCGCGTTTTTTGCGTCGACCTCCGCTTGAACAACGATTCTTCCATCTGCCATTTTCTCACCACCTTATTTTGAAATGCCCCATGCGGCGAGAACGTCTTTCTCTGCCTCTGTGTATGTAACTTTCAAATCGATTATATCCCTGTTCTTTCGGTAGAACTCCCGCTCCTGCTTGTCCAGAGGCTTCCCGTGTGCCTTTTTGTCCCGAATACGAACCACTTGAGCAAACAGGCAGTCTCCAATCTCCTGATAGTAAGACAGGAACGACCACCAGTGCAGATACTCAAGCGACCGAACCTCGCAACCGGCGATTCTGTTCACGGGGGCAATAATCATGTTGAAGTCCTGCTCCCATGACATCAGCACGGGTTCCCGCTTCTTTTCTTTGCGTTCTTCCCCACGGTCTATAAACCGGAAACACTGGTTCAGAGCTTCCTGATAGTCGCTGGATGGCATTTCCTCAAAGTCGGGATAGAAGATTCTCAACGATGCCTCCGCCTTGTCCTGCTCGTCAAGCTCTCTATCAACAAGGGCGGTGAGGATATCCAACACCGCCCGATAGTCAGACCGGATTTCGTATTCTGTTCCGTTTACATTGACCGATGTCGGTAAAGACCAGATTACTTTTTCCATCTTTCCATATATTTCTTGATTCTCGGGTTCGTAGCCTTCTGTTCTCTCGCAAAGGTAGTGTCGATCTGGTCGATGATGCCGAGCATCAGATTGCTCCATACAGGCAAACCGTCAGCCAGTGCGAGGACGTTCATAGAGCCGAAAAGAGGCGTGCAAAGCGGAACCCCGAAAAGGCTGTCGATCGTATCGCGCATTTCGTTGCTTTCTCGACGCGCAATCTCAAAGATTTCTTTTTTGTTCGCGTTCTTTTCCACTTCTGCCTGATATTTCCGCTGACGATCTTCCAAGCCGTTGAACACGTCAAAAATTTTCTCTACAATTTCTGCGTCTGTCGGGTTGAACTCGAGCGTTACTTTGTCGTTGATGTTGATTTTTTCAACGCCAGTTGCAATCTTGATGTCCGCCATCTATCGTCCCTCCTTATGCCGCGTCCGGCGTAAACGTAATTTCTCCGTTGGAACCAACCGCCGCAGTGCCGGTGATTCTCTCGCCGCCCGGCGTTACCGTAAGCGGCATACCTACGAAGCCGCCGCCTTCGCCGCCAAGACCTGTCGCCTCGATTGCAGCGCCCTTGTATCTCTCTGCAAAAACAGCCGTTTTCTTCGTGCCTGCGTAATGATGCACGATAAGAATGTCCTGATTCGCCAGAGCCGCCGCGTTCTGTTCCTTAACGGCGAGGTTCCAGATATGCGTAAGCGCAACATCTCCGGCATCGAGTTCGCACGGTTCAAAGTCCTGCGTAATGATGGGCTTTTTCATCGTGGTTCTGGTCGTGCCGATGATGTCCTTTTTGGAATCCTTCTGCCAGTCGTATTCCATGCTGGAATCCGTTACGCGCATCCCAAGCGGCGACCATACGGCGGCGGGATCAGTACCCGTATTCACACAAAGAATCAAAAGTTCTCTGTCTACAGGCTGCCCAGCAACGGTGTTAAAGGTCATATTTTCTGCCATAGTTAAATCACCTCATATTTCATCTTCATTAAGATTTGATGGTCTTCCGAACCGTCCTTGTATGGGTAAAGTAACGCCGCGCGGCTGGATACATCCATGCGCCGGACGCGGATTCCATCGCCCAAAGACGGATAATTCTGCATCGCCCAGTCTCCGAATCGATTCAGCACTGCGTCCGCTTTCAGGCGCTTGTCGTTGCTGCTGCCTGGGAAGATACGGGCGATAATTTTGAACTGGTATTCTGCTTCATGCCCGCCCAAGATGTATTTCTGTGTGATGTATGTGCCTGGAATCACGGACAGAGCCACGCTTGCAGAATCAGCGGCGAGGAACTCATAATTGATGGTTGCAGCCGGGAGATCGTCATCCGAAAACGAGTTTACCCAGACCATCATTTTTCTGGATATGTCCTGTTCTTCCTCTGAAGAAACAAGCTTTTTTTCTTTTTCAGAGCCCATTTTTCACCGCCCTATCTGCAACTCGAATCCATTTGTCAAGGTTCTCAGCCTTTGAAGCCTCGAACCAGTGT